CCAGGCCCGGTGAAAAACGGCTGCGCATCGACCGCCGACGCAACGCCGTCGGTAATCATCCAGCCGTGGCATTGGATGATCTGGTCGCGCAGCCAGTTCAGCGTGTCTTGCGTGCGCGGCCGGGAGAAAGCCTGGTAGATTTTCGATCCCAGGCGATCGTTCGGAATCGCGGCAAGCGTCGGGTCTTCCAACGCCGCATAGGTGTCGATCCAGCAACCGTGCGGATCACTGTCGAACACGATGTCGCCAGGATCAACCTGGGCATCGGTGAACATGCTGATGAGTGAAGCCGTCTCCAGGTCGTGCCCCAACTCCAGCCCGGCGCCGAGCATGTTGAGGTCTCCGGTCCCCGTGGCCGGGTCCCAGACAATCCGAATGTCGCCCATCAGGTGCCCGCCTTCGGAGGTCCGCTGGTGCCGCTGCCGGTCTGCACCCCCGTCGTCTGGTGCGTCTGCAGGTTGACCTGGTCGGCACCGCCATAGCCCGCGATGACAGCGCCGGTGACGTGCAAATCGCCGGCGATCGTCATGGGCTGGCCAGCGCAGTTCACCGAAGGTCCGCCGGCGGTCAGCCAGACAAAGGCGCCGCGAATGTCGTAGAGCGCGGAATCGCCCACGCCGAGGTTGCGCAGCCGATAGGTCTGGTGGCCCCCGGCGATCGCGATGGCCTTCGCGCGGTCACCGTCAAGAAACGCCACATGCAGGTCCGCCGAGATCGGCGGCGATCCCGTGACGCCATAGCCATACAGCACCGGAATGTTGTCCCGCAGCGAGAGCGCATCGAGCTGCGCCTGCACTGTCTGCACCGCGCCGGTGTCGTTGACCGCGAGGGTAGAGCGGGCGAGGGCGAACGGGACGGGACGCCGGACCAACTGCGCACCGATCTGCCGCTCCAGCGTCGCGACCTTGTGCGCGAGCATGGCGACAATCGCTTCGAGCGACGCGCTCACTGCGCGGACCCTCCCCCTTCGGTCGAAGGCGGCGCGGGCGCCTGCGACGTTTGCGGCGAGTTCGCCAACTGAGCGTCGAACAGGTTCAATGGATTCGGCTCAGGGGTGAACGCCTCCGGCGGCATCAGGATCAGGTCGGCATGCGTGCCGGTCATGTCCTTACGGAGTGACACCGAGCCAATGATCCACGTCGCCTTGGAAATGTCGGCCGCCGGCGCGTCGATCGTCGCCAGCCAGTTCGGAGTCCAGAGCATGCCCTTGCGGTCGCGCCAGCTATCGCAGGTGATAGAAGCGGCCTGGCTGCGGCCGATGCGCCGCGCCATTTCCCAATTCGCGCGCTGCTTGGCGATCCCATCGTTGTCGATGGTCTGCTGAGCGCCAGGGGCCGGTGCGATCTGCTCGGACACGATGATCCGCACGCGATGCTCGCCGAGCGTCGGGTCCAGCACGTTCGCGCGCTGGTCGGCCAGGCCGGCGAGGTCCGAAGTTTGGTCGACGCCGGAATACACCACCACGTATTGCGAGAACCGCTGATCGACCGACCGCTCGCTGTTGATCGCCTCGACGTTGCCGGGGAGGGTGAAGCCAGAGGCGTGCGTCGTGGTGCCGATGCGATCGAGCACCAGTCGGCCGAGTTCATCCTCATAGACCAGATACCCGGCATAGCGGGCGACGCTCTCGATGATCTGGTAGGGAGTTTCCCCGAGCGGCACCTGGAATGACGGGATGGCCGTGCCGAGGTCCGCTACGGCCGAGCGGGCCGTGATGCCGTACGCCTTGCAGAGCTTGGTCGCGACATCGAGCGTGTTCGCGCCGTTGATCTGACCGCCGCGGATTCCCGCATCGTTCAACAGGTCGGCCGAGCAATCGACAAGGTTGCGAGTGATGCCGCGCCCCGACAGCGTGACCTGGTGATTGTGCGCGTCGATCGGGATGGAACGCCGGTCGATCCAGCCGGTGATGACCAGGTCCGACCCGATATAGATCAGGCACGATTGCCCCGGCCGCGTGCCCGCGAGCGCCGCCCCCTGCAGGAACTCGGCACTCGCGGTCAGCGACCAGTTGTTCGGCATCGACTCGCATGAGCGGCTGATGCTCACGGTCTGCCAGCCGACGAAGCGGTTCGACCCGACCTGGATCGTCACATCATCCGGGCCGGACCCGAGAGAAACCGTCATCGCTCAGCACTCCTGCCGGCACACCGATCAGGGAGTCGTCGCCGCCGGCGCCGGCGCAGCAGCAGCCGGCGGGCTGCCGCTCGCCGCCTGGATGGCGGTGGCGCAGTTCTGATCCGCGGACGCACTCACCAAGACGCCGGACGCACCGGCCAACGCGAGTTGGGCGGGGGTTCCGGTCTGGGCACCGCTGAAGTCAGTGGCAACGATGGAGAGGACTTTGCCTGCCTGATCCTCGACACAGGCGAGCGTCGCCGCCTGCTGGGCCGGCGTTTGGTTGGCACAGCCGGCCAGGGCAACGCCAAACAGCAATAGGCACACGAGGGAACCACGCATGATCTCAAATCTCCGAGGTTAAAGAACAGCAGTTCGCGCCCGGCCGAGCGGCCGGACGCGGGTAATGCAACGCGGTGTGAAATTCAGCCGCGCTACGTGCGGCGGGATCCTCGCGCCGTCGTCGGCACTTTGCGGGGCGGCTTCTGCCGCTCGGCAACCTCCAGGCCCATCACCACTAACTCGCGGAGGGCGGCGGACTCACTCTCCAGGAAGTTCGCAAAGCGATAGGCGGTGACACGCTTCCACAGATCGTCGTCCAGCCCGACTTGCCTGCGGTGCGGTGCGGTTGAGGGTCTGCCCATGCGCCGGACCTAGCACGGGTGAATCCCGTTTACAAGTAAAATACTTCTTGCCTCGTTGTTGCTTTTATGCAATGATACTGCATCGAGCAACAGGACACACCGCTATGACCCGCTCCACCGAAATCGTCCTCTCACAAAGCGAAAACAGGTTCCTCAGCGAGCGCGTCGAGAGCCGCGTTGCCGACTTCGGCAGCGGTCCGACCGCCGACACATTCAGCGCGATCCTCGCCAAGCTGCGCCGCAGAATGCGCGGCGCGGTGCGTCTCTCCGAAATGGAAGCCGCCGAGCTGATCTGGCTGCTCGGGATGCTGATCCACCACGAATTCCCGGCCAACGTGCTGCGCGCCTTCCGGCACACGCTCGCCAAGCTGCGCGGCGCCGCGCTGATCGAGGATCATGCGCCGGTCAGGTGACGCTGACCGCTACCGAAACAAGAGCGCCGTCGCCAACATTGGTGAACGCCCAGATGTAGTAAGTCCCGGTCGTTGCCGGCGAGGTCATGTAGCAGCCCCACTTGTTCGACGCGACGGGATAACCGTTGTCACCGCTCGCGCTGCCGCTGCCGCGGCTTTCCCGATCGAGCGACGACGCGCAGTCATTGTTGACCGTCGCAGACGTTGACCAGGTGAAGTTCACACCGCCGGTCGAGCCGGTCCCCGGGTTCGGCGTGGTAGTCACGTTCACCGCTTGACCGCCGAGCGAGTGAGTCCATGGATTAGGCCCTGTCTGCACCCACGCCATCGCCGTGGCATAGGTGCTTGCCGTCGTGCTGGCCGACCATGCTCCCGGCGAGCCGGTTGATGCGTTGGTGCCCTGCACCTGGACATCGTAGGACGTGCCTGCGGTCAGCCCGGTCACCACCGCGCCGGACACGACGCCAGAAACCGTGGTCCACGAACTCGCGGGATGCACGCCGTAGCGCAGATTGTAGCCGGTCGCCGCGTCGTGCGTGCCGTCGGTGGTTGACGCCGCCCAGGTCACCGTCAGTTTCGACGTGGTGCCATCGCTGACCGGCGCGACGGCACTGATCGCCGGCGCGTTCGGTGCGGCATAATCGGTGGTGAGGCTCGCCGTCCCCGAGGTGGCCGTGCCGCCCGTGTTGGTCGCGATCACCTGGAAATTATACGCCGTGGCGTGCGCCAGGCCGGTGACGCTGACCGAGGTCCCGGCGATCGGCGCCCCGAAGCTGCTCCATCCGCCGCCCGACGCCAGCGCGAATTGCGGCTGATAGGTCGCCGCCGCATCGTGCGTGCCATCGGTGGCCGAGGCCGTCCACGACAGCGCCACCACGCTGTAGGCCGGCGAGCCGGCAACGGCGGTGACGCCGGTCGGCGCGTTCGGCGCCTTCGCCAGCGTGGTGAGGCTCGCCGTCCCCGAGGTAGCGCTGCCGCCGGTGTTCGCGGCGATCACCTGGAAATTGTACGCCGTGGCGTCCGCCAGCCCGGTGACGTTGACCGAGGTCCCGGCGATCGGCGCCCCGAAGCTGGACCAACCGCCGCCAGACACCAGCGCATACTGCGGCTGGTAGGTAGCCGCCGCATCGTGCGTGCCATCGGTGGCCGAGGCCGTCCACGACAGCGCCACCACGCTGTAGGCCGGCGAGCCCGCCCCGGCCGA